AACCGGCTTACTAAACTGCCCCGGCAGACGCATACAAGATTAGTAAGCTTAAACTCTGTATGGAGAAATTAAAATGTCAAGAACAACATTCTCAGGTCCAGTCACATCAGATGCTGGCTTTAATGGACCAGTCGTAGTAGATAGTAGTACATTCAACACAGGTGGCGCAGTTACATCCACTTTAACAGCTGCTCAATCAGGAACTCTTTTTGAGGTAGATGGAACAGGTGATATTGTCGTTAATATGCCTGCTTTAAGCACAGGTAACGTAGGTTTAACTTATGAATTTTTTGTAACAACAGCAGTAGGTGCAGGTACAACTGTAACTTTTGTTTTACCAGGTTCTGGTGTTTCAAACTGGTTTGGGGCGCTCCAACTACTAGCTGGCTCAGCTGCTAACCCAGTAAATGATATAGCTGGAGATACACTTACATTAGCTAATTCTACACTTGTAAACTCAAGAGTTAACATAACATGCGTATCAGATGATGGCACAAATTCTACTTGGAAAGCAGAAACAGTATCATCACCAGTAGCTACTATTGCGTAATAGGAGGCTATTATGAGCACAAGTGATGTTTGGGCGATTACGCCCTCAACAGATGATGATAGATATAGAGCAGACGCAACTGTAAGTGCTGGTGGGGCACTTGCACTTATAACTAACGATGCTGGTGTAAATGGCATAGGCTATAAAATTGATATTACTTCCGCTGGCAATGATACAGGTAGAACTTTCACTATTGTGGGGCAGAAAGTAGGTGACCTAACAGGTACTGCTACAACTGAAGAAGTTACAGGAGCTAATGGTGGTGCGGCTACCTCAACTAACTTTTATTCTTACATTCAATCAATATCTGTTGATGATGCCTGCGCAGGTAATGTAAAAATAGGAACTACAGGTTCTTTAGCTTTACCACGTACAAGAATCAGAGGGTTTCAATATGTAGGAAATTCAAGTGCTGGGTCAGTAGTTTTTAATCTGAATAGTACTTCCGGTGCAGAACTTCTAAAAGTTAATACTCCAGCTAGTGCGACTGTTACACAACAAATGTCTATACCTGGTGCTGGTATACTAACTACCAGAAGTAATAACACAGATTTTGCCATTATGACGTTAACTAATGTTGCGTTAATAACGGTATTTTGTGGTTAGAATTGATATAGGCTTTACTACTATGCTGCAACACATGAGAGAAGAAACAAAGAGCATAGTAGACTTAGCTTCTATGTTTACGGTTTTGGGGACGCTATTAGAATGGCTTCCTCATTTAGCTGCATTTTTTACAATAGTGTGGACCGCTATCCGTATTTGGGAAACCGATACAGTTCAGGGATGGCGGAGTAAGTAATTTAAAGGAGGCAAATAAAATGCCAAAAGTTGGAAATAAGCATTACCCTTACACACCTGAAGGTAGAGCTGCAGCGGCTAGAGATAGACAAGGCAGAGGATTAACAGCTACAGAAGGTTTTAATCAGCCACGACAGTTAGATGATGCTGCTGGTAGAGCTATGTACGCCGGTGGTGGAAAAATAAGTAAATGGCTACTTAAAAAAATGAAAGATCCTGAATTTGTAGCTAGGGCTCAATCAGATCCTAAATTCAGAAAAATGTTAAAAGAAACACCAAGCAAAGCGCATAAACCTAAAAAAGCAAAAGAATTGCATCAGGCAGTAGGGCTTAAAAAAGGCGGTCCGGTTGTTGGTAATAAATCTTCTGGTAGGTCAAAAGCTTCAAAACGTGCTGATGGTATAGCTAGACAAGGTCATACTAAAGGCCGTGTAGTTTAACAGGAGTTTATAAATGGTAGCCCCTGTTGTAGTTGGACTTAGTCGTGTGGTAGTGGGGTTTGCAAAATCACCCGCAGGTAAACAATTTTTAAAACGTCTTAAAGACGCAGGTAAAAGCCCCGCAGAAAGAAAAGCATTACTAACAGAACAAGTACAAAAAAGTTTTAGAGATTCTCCCGGCATAAGACAACGATTAATAGCTCTTGAGCAAGGAGAGATAAAAGAATTATCTAAAGCTGAAATATTAGCTAAAAAAATAGCTGAGAAAAAAGCTGGAAAAAAAGAAGACCCTTGGGATTTTGCTCAAAAAACTGGCCACGTTAAACCTGAGGATAGAAAAATTCATGATTGGGATGCGTTTAAAGGGAGCGGATATGTACATGAACCAGTACCAGTCAAAGGTGTATCTGGTCCTAGAGAAAGAAAATTTCTATTAACTGCAAAGGGTAAAAAAGAACTTCAACAAGCTATAGATGATGGAACCGTAAACCAGCTACCAAAAGGACAACAAGCGGCAGTAGCCAAGTTAATTGATAAAGGTGAACTTAAGGGTAATCCTGCATTCGCATATAAACCACTTCCTGAAAGAACAGGCGCAACTCAATTTGATATGTTTCCAGATGAAGCACTAGGTGTGGAAGCGACAAAAACAATAAAATCAATCAAAAGAAGACCAATTAAAAAAGCTCCTGTTAGCAATACTAAAGTAGGTATGCTTCAAAAACGTATTCGCGATGCTAACGAAGATATAGAAAAACTTAAAGCACGGGGATTAGGGGAAGGTGATGATCAGCTTAGAAAAGCTTATGCTAAACTTGATAGACTAGAGAATGAATTAGTAGCTTCAAGAGGACAAAAATCATTATTCGGTGATAAAGTTGAAGATGAATTTTCAGAAGCATCAGCCGTTGCCAGTGCTAAAAGAGGTTTAGAACGAGATAGATTAAAAAGAAAACGCATGGAAGAAGCGTGGACAAGAGAAAAGGAATTAAAAGACATCGAAGAAAACGCAGCTGCTATAAGAGCTGATATACAAAGAGATCCTCGTAGATTACCTAAAGATGAATATGGAAAACCATATAACCCACAGGAATATGGGTTTGAAGGTTATAACCCCGGTTGGAAAGGTGAGCCTGTCGTAGGAGGGGAAAGACTTTATAGAGGGTCGGGTAAAGCACTAGAAAGAAAAGGTTATGTTACGCCTGAACCCCATCAAACGATGAGTGGTACAGGTCGAACCGAATTACCTGAATATGCCTTAGAACCACGCAAACCCTATGGAGTACCAGAAATACCAGGCGCACAAGGCGCAGCTCCTGCGTTTGCAAAAGAGTTAACGGGCAAGAGTACTAGAAGAAGTATGAAGGCCATAGATGATCCAAAACATGATTTTGGTATGAAATATAAAGGTGACCCTGACCCATGGGATCCTGGAGAGGGCGCTACTGATCTTTTAGCAGGTGTTCCTTATAGGCTTAATCCTCAAGGGAAATTAAAATTTGCGTACTCTAAAACTGGGGATGTTAAAACATCTACAGTAACTAAAATAGGAAAAGAGAGCCCTATTGAAAATAAAGCATATGCAGCTGGTCTTAAAAGGAGAGCTAAAGGATCCTTATGGCCTGCGTCTAGAATGGAGGGTTTAGCCAAAAACAGAAAAACTGAAGTTCGATGGGCGGGTAAATATGGGGAAAGAAGTCGTGCGAATAGCCAAACGGGTTTAACTGTTGATGAGTGGCATTCATTAGATAGTTATCAAAAAAATGAGCTTAATAGACGATTACAATTAGCAAAATCTGGAGGAGCTAGAATTTCTGAACCAGCAACGGGTTATAAAATACCTCCTGAATTGACACAAACTGGAATGACTCAAGCAGAATATGCTGGTCTTGCTGGGGCAAGATCTAGAGGAATGACATGGGGGGAACAGCGTGGAGCTTTAGACAGAGCTCAGGGAAGGATATTAGAGCGAACAACTCCCGGTGCAACTGCAAGACTTGATAAAACTCGTCGCAAAGTTATTCTTGGCGATGGAACTGAAATGAATAGAGCAGATTTTAGAAAACTACCACCAATGAAAAGATTGGGTATGCTCGATAAAAGTTTTGCTACCGCATCACCAAAAGGACAAGGATTTAAAAGTTTAACTAAACAACAAAAAAGACTAGATGAAATCAAAAAACCTAAAGAATGGTGGGACACAGGTGCTCCTAATAAACCTATGGATTACACAAAAAGTTACAGAGGTGAAACTAAAGGTCAGGCGCTGAGAAAAGCTAAGCAAGCAAAAGAAGAATTTAAGAAAATAGCTCTTGAATTTTCCCCAGAAGAATATGCAAAACTTAAGCCAACTGAAATAGCGAGTATACGTTCCTTTATTAGATTTCACCCTGAGGGTGTAAAACAAGGCGCAAAAGCACTTAGCGATGATATTTCGCAACTTGCTAGTCATATGTCAAGACCAGACGCAGTAAAATTGCTTCTTAGAACGGGGCATTTAAAGGTTCACCCAAGAAAAATAGCTCCATTTAAGAAAGGTGGCTCTGTAGATAAGAATTGGATACAAAAAGTTAGGTCTCGTATAGAGAAAAAAGGCACTGAAGGGGTATGTACTGGGGAAAAATATGGCAGTTCCTCTTGTCCTCCGGGGTCTAAAAGGTATAACCTAGCTAAAACTTTTAGAAGTATGAATAGAAAGAGGGCATAAAATGGCTACTTCAGGAACAACTGATTTTAATTTAGACTTAAATTTGCTCGTAGAAGAAGCATTTGAGCGGTGCGGCTCGGAATTACGTACGGGCTATGATTTAAAAACTGCTGCTCGTAGTCTTAATCTGCTTACTATTGAATGGTCTAATAGGGGTGTTAATTTATGGACTATAGAAGAAGATACAGTTACTTTAACTGATGGAACAGCTACTTACCCATTACCTTCTAACACTATTGATTTAGTGAGTCAGGTTATTAGAACCGGGTCTGCAGGTACACAAGAAGATATTAGCATATCTAGAATGGCTGTTCCTACATTCGCATCTATACCTAATAAAAATAGTTCAGGTCGTCCTAATCAAGTTTACATAGACAGAAAAACAACTACCCCTACTATTACTTTATGGCCTGTTCCGGATAATGATGATTATACTTTTGTGTATTGGAGAATGAAAAGAATGGAAGATGCAGGTACGGGGGTTAATACTCAAGAAGTACCTTTTAGATTTTTACCGTGTTTAGTAGCAGGGTTAGCATATTATTTATCGTTAAAAATACCCGGTGCTGGTGAAAGAACGCAGTTTTTAAAACAAGACTATGAAGAACAATGGATGCTCGCTTCTACTGAAGATAGAGAAAAAGCTACTTTACTTATATCACCGCGTCAACAATTTGTGTAGGATTTAATATGGGACAAAAATTTGCGTCAAACAAAAACTCTATAGCTATTTGTGATAGGTGTGGGTTTGAATTTAAACTTAAAAAACTAAAAAGTTTATTTATAAGAAAAACACAAACTAACATAAAAGTATGCCCTGAATGTTGGAACCCTGATCAGCCTCAAAATTTACAAGGTATGTATCCGGTAGATGATCCTCAGGCGGTTCAAAACCCTAGACCAGATACAAGTATTTTTGTATTGGGCGGTAAAAGCAGTAGAGGTATACAATGGGGGTGGAACCCTGTAGGTGGAGCGGGTTATCCTTCTAACGAACTTACCCCTAATGATTTAAAAGCGGAAGGTAAAGTAGGAAGTATTACTATATCAATCACATAAATTAAGGAGTTATTAAATGACAAAATATGTACAACCTCAAAAAACAAAAGTTCCTCATGTAGCAGGTTATCCAGAAAAGGGTGTTAAAACCTCAGGGATTAAAACGCGAGGAAATGGAGCAGCTACTAAAGGTAATAAAGCTAGAGGACCAATGGCGTAAGTATGAATTACACAGAATTAGTAGCAGCTATTAAATCGTATACAGAGAATGATTATACGACTACCGATGTAAATACGTTTATTCAGAATGCGGAGCAACGTATATATAACGCTGCGCAAATACCAGACCTACGAAAAAATGTAACTGGTACTATTTCTACTAACAATAAATTTTTAGAGGTTCCTACAGATTGGTTAGCAACTTATAGTTTATCTGTTATAAATTCTGATAATGAACATACTTATCTTTTAAATAAAGATGTTAATTTTATTAGAGAGTCTTTCCCGGACACTGATACAACTTTTAATGGAAAACCACAATATTATGCGATATTTGACGACACGACGTTCATATTGGGGCCTACACCAGATATTGGCTACAGCGCTGAGTTACATTATTATTTTTATCCTGACTCTATTGTTACTGCTAGTACTTCTTGGTTGGGTGATAATTTCGACACCATTTTATTTTATGGATCGTTGTTGGAAGCGGCTGCGTACTTAAAAGAAAATGATGAAACTACTAACCAATATAGAGAAATGTATGCGGCAGCTATGGAAGAATTAAAAGGTCTAGGAGAAGGTAAAAATAGACGCGATGCTTATCGCAGTGGGCAGGTTAGGATTCCGGTTCCTCGTTCTCAAAGGGCATAAATAAATGGCTATTGTTCAGACACAAACTACAAGTTTTAAGCTAGAAC